CCTCTTGTGCCTGCTGCTCTGCTCGTTGCCGTGCCTGCTGCTGTAGCCATGCCGCCTCTTGTGCCTGTTGCTGTAGCTGCTGCTGTAGCCGCAGCAGTTCACGTGCGTATGCCTGCTCGAAGAATTGCATTTGCTGCTTCAGCTTAGGTTGATCTGGGGTCCAACAACGGTAGTCTTGCTCCAGCTGGAACATTTGCAGTTGCAACTGTGCCATGTTCTGCGAATGCATCGAAACCAAGAGTCGCATCTGCTCGCTGGTCTGCTCCCTGATCCGCTCCAGCTCCCTGATCTTCTCCTGGATCGGCACCCGCACCTGCATCAGGTTCTGGTTCTGCATGAGTGATGTTCTCTTGGAAGATTAATAGCAAAGATATAATGGATTGACGACATAAAATAAATTTCAATTTATTTTAATATACTAATACAGCTCAAGAAAATCCGCAAATAATTTCTTTATAAAGAATTATAAAGAAATTATAGCCTTGGTGAATATGATCTTTTATAATCTTTGACATATTTAAAAAATTGAAATTTTTTAAATTGTCAAAATTTATAAAGATCTATTTTACCGAACATTTCAAGACAATTTATATATGATATTTGTGCCTAATCTTATAATAAGTAAAAAATTGATATGTTTTTTATATATTAAGATTTATTTATTATATAAAAAACATATAATAAATCTTAATCTATGAAAAGAATATTAATTGGATTTTCCGGAAAAATAGGATCAGGCAAGAATTTTATAGCTGAAGAAATATTTTTACCTAAATTATTTGATATCTATTCCAAAAGAACACCAGATAAGAAGTTAATTCCTTATTATTTTTCATTTGGAGATCATCTTAAAATTGAATGTCTATGTAGAAATTCTTATACAAATCTTGATCAAACTTCAGCTATGTATAACTTTTTTATAGAGAAAGATCAAACTACTAGAGATATGTTGCAAAAATATGGTACAGAGAATGGTAGACATGTATATCATGAAGACATATGGGTAAGAGCAGTAGAATCATGGATATCGATTCAGGAATCTAGATTAAGTAAATTAAGAGACAGAACAAATAATGACTTCTTACCAATATTTATTATATCAGATGTTAGATTTAAAAATGAAGCAGAATTTATTAAATCTAATAATGGTATCCTTATTAGAGTAAATGCACCAAATAGATCAAATAAACGTATTAGCTCAGAAGCAAAAGGAGATCTTTTGATAATGGAAAATATTAAATCACATTTATCAGAAATATCATTGGATAATTATGACTTTGACTATAATATATCAAATGATGATAATACATTGGAAATATTAAATTCAAACTCTGAAAAAATAATAAAAAATTTCTTACGCCGAAAATATTTGCTCAAATCTTAATTTGTTTATTTTTTAGATGAGTAAATTTAAAATTTTTTTTTATCTATAATAATAATATAGATGTCTGAAAATAATAAATATTTAAAATATTTAAAATATAAACAAAAATATTTAGAATTAAAAAAATCAAATGATCAACAATTTGCTTACCAACAATTTGGTGGCCAACAATTAGCTGACCAACAATTTGCTGACCAACAATTAGCTGACCAACAATTTGGTGGCCAACGTAGAGTAAAAACTATAGGGAATACTGGATCTCTTGAAGGTATGTCAATGCAATGTTTTTGGATTTCCATATTAGATTATTTACGTAGAAATGGTCATCCAGAATTGACTTTAAGAGAATTAAGAACAAATGCTGGATTAGGTGCAGATACTGAACATATGATGTTTGATATAGATTATCTTGTAGGTCATCCATTAGATAGACAAGCCATATTTTTTAATGCTGCAACACGAATAGCAGAAATATATAATTTACGTATACAAGTATATGCAGCTAATCGTGTTGGCGAATTTGCTTTAACAGATTCGCCAAGAGGATTAATTGGAAATGGAACTCATCTTGTTGAACTTGCACAATTTGGTATTGCTCATTTTGAATTAATAGACGAAGTTCATGGGAGTGAATTTATTCCAGCAGTAGTAGTCAAAGGAACGCTAATGAAGACAACAGATATTGATCCAATAATGAAAGATAGATATCTCCTTTTGAGTGAACATCAGGGTATGTTAAAAATTTTAAGAGATCAATCAAAGGTTAATTCTGTAATTTATGAAAGAGAACAAAAAACAAAAGAAGAATTGAAGACATCACCTGAATTATCTTCAGATCAGAAAGCAATATTTTTAAAACAACATGATCAATTTTTAGATAAATTAGTACAAGAAATTAACGCAATAGATACAAGAATTCGAATATTACAAGAAGAAATTTCTTCATTGATAGTAATTATTAGTGAATTTGAAAAGTAGATTTTATTAAAGTAGATTTATTTTTAACCAATCATATATAAATCTTTTCTTTTAATAGAAGCAAATGAACTTTCTAAATCTTGTTTGATCATATTACTATCATCATCATCAATATTTAAATCAGAAACTTTCCAAATTTCATATGTGTTATCAGGTAATGGTCTTTTAATAACCAAAGGTGTTGTTTTATGTTTGAGTTCATATTTTGCTAATTCAACAGGTCCAAATGAATTATCATACTTAACCATTACTTTAGAACCCATTGCAATTTGTTTTGCTCTGATTCCTAGAAGTCTTACTTTTTCATAATGTGTGAGTTGAGGATCTGTCATTCTATCTGCCCTTGGAATCTCATATACTTGTCTTTCAGAATCTCTTTCTACTAAATCATCATAATATAAACAATCATCATCTTCATCATTAATTTCAGTATCTTTATCAGTATCTTTTTCAGTATATTTTTCATTTGGACCTTCTTCTGTATATTCAGCATCAATACCGTCTTTTTCTTCTGATTCTGTTGATTCTTCGTCAGATAAAGTATGTTCTTCGTCAGATAAAGTATTTTCTTCGTCATCTGGACGTGCATCTTCATCTCCATCTCCATCTTCATCATCTTGATTCTTGATTATACTAATATCAGATGATTCATCATCTGATTCTGAATTTGAATAACTGTCTGATCCAGTTTCGGAATCAGAATCAGATTTATCATAAACTGTTTCAGAATCTAATTTTTGATTTTTTTTGATTTGATCTTTTTTGAGTTTACCGGCATTTTGAATAATTGAAGATTTGGAAACTGCAGTATTTTTAGGAGTTTTTGAAATATTTTGTGTATCAGTACTAGATGAAGTCACGAATATTTCACTTATTTTACTAAAAATTTGTTTTTTATTACCAGATGATTCAGTCATATTTATAATTATAGATTATAAATTTATATTAATATGTTTTTATATTGATATAAATAAATCATCAATTTTTTAAAATAAATCATTAATTGATTAAAAATTGATTAAAAATTGATTAAAAATTGATTAAAAATTGATTAAAAATTGATTAAAAATTTATATAAATAAATTTAAATAAATTTAAATATGCCATGCTGGGCCTTTGCAAACTAAACAAGCATACTTCATATGAAATGATCGATTTGCTCTATACATTACGACTTCTTTTTTAGAAGTATCAAAGTTCTTTTGATTTGATTCACATGTAGAATATGGACAAATATAATCTTTTGTTCTTGGTAATGTAGGATCATTAAATTTTAATTCAACTAGCTCATCGATATCATCATTAAATGTTGAATGTTGATTTTTAAAATTTAATGAATATATTATTGTTTCTGGATTTAATACATACTCTTGACCACATGTTGAACAAACTAAATTATATTTAGAAATATTTTTTCTAATATTAGAATAATAAAAGCTAAGAATTAAGTTCTTATCCTCGTCTTTTATTTTATTTTTTGAATTTTCTAAATATTTTTTTAATGAGTTCTCATCAAATTTGATATCTAATTGAACTATCTCGCCATTTTTCTTTTTATAAAATTCAACTAAAAAATTTGTGAGATCTTTAATTACTATAGGTGTAGTTTTCCCATCAGATGATTTTTTGATTGTTAATGAATAATTACAAGTAGTACAAATAAAGTTTTCCATTTTAATATAATGATTATAAGATAATATTTATATTTTCTTTAAGTAGATTAAAAGAAATAATTCAATTTTTTATTAATATTATAGTATTAATAAAAAAATTTATAAGTTATTATGTTTAGATATTTATCATGTTGTTAACATAGTTTATCAAAAATATTATCTATCAAATTTGACTAAATTAATATATTGTACAATTTGACTATTTAATATTAATAAAATCTCATCTAATAATATTTTATTTTTGATTTTATCTTTTTGATTTTATCTTTTTTGATCGTGTTCGTTTTGATTCTATATTATCATCATCTGAATTATCAGAATTATCTGATGCTTTTGTTGATTTTATTGAATTTGATGCTTTTGTTGATTTTGAAGCTTTTGTTGATTTTGAAGCTTTTGTTGATTTTGAAGCTTTTGTTGATTTTAATGCTTTTGATGTTTCTTCATTATCAGAATCAGATGAATCATCTGACTCATTAGAAACATTAAATACTTTAAAATCATCTGCTGAAATAACATTTCGTTTTCGTTTATGATTTTCAACAAATTTGGTAGTGCTAAAATGTTCAGTTCCGAATTCTTTATTGACAATTAGATCAATTTTACTACCATTCCAAATACTATCAATTAAACCATGTTCTAAACATGTTGTAGCATCCCACCAAAGATCTCGTTTAAGAACTTTTTTAATTGTTTTGATATCCATAGATGTATGTTCTAAATATAATTTATAAAGTAGTTCCATCAATTTAGTATCATTCATAAAATCATCTTTCATCTCTTCATATTTACCAGAAGCACCAGTTGATAATTGATGAATTAACATAAAAGAGTTTTGAGTACAATAACGTTTATGACATACCATACTAATAATAGTAGCAGCTGATGCAGCACAACCTTCGATAATAGATACTATCGGAATCTTTGAATTGATTATTGTATCTATTGTAGCGAAGGCTGCAAAAAGACTTCCACCAAAAGAATTAATATGTAGATAAATATTAGGTGGTTCTATCTCATAATCTATTGCATGTTGCATCAAATCTTTATTTAAATCATTGATTTTACGATTAAGTTCTAAACATGATTGTTGATCAACGCTTTGATAAAAATAAATATGATTTTTATCTTTATCCATGGATGTTTGTGGTTTAAGCATATTTGTTAGTTGTTCAAAAGGATCTTCTTCCGAAACATCTTCATGAATTTCTCTTTTGGGTTGTTTAGTTGGTTTTTTCTTATTAAGACCAAATGAATAATTATTATGTGTTTGCATATTTTATTAATATATTATATAATAGCTCCTTTAAGTATCTTATAAATAGAATATATTTTTTTCAATTTATTTCATATATTAAAAATTGTAGGTGGTATGATTATACTATAATTTTCAAGAGAATTATAGTATATAAATTTAAGACATAAAAGGCAAAAATGATAAACTTTAGTTAATTTGGTATTTGATCTTTGGTCTTTGTTGTTTTTGCTAATTGAGTTGGATCTATCTTATAATTCGGATTTAACAACTTTACACTTTGAAATCCCTGTGGAAAAATCTCAGAAGATACTATTTTCTTTGGTCTTATCACTATACCTTCTGCGAAATTAGGCATATGAACACAGAAATCCGTATATCTTAATTGTGAAGTATAATCAGTTAAAGCTTCAAATGATGATGATTGTTCTAAACTTATATCTAGGATAGGAACCATTTTTATACCAGTTCTTTGACTAAAATCTATTAATTGGTCATAATCTAAAAAGTATCCTGTATACAGTCTCTGAGAATTTCCATTCTTCTTATATCTACATGGAACAAGAGATGAAACGTCATCTTCATCATTATCAAAATCGTCTAGCATTACTATTCTAACACTAAACATATAAAAATCATCAGATGTTAATTGCATTTGATTACCATTAACTTTGGGTCCACAATATTCACCTTGGACACAAATAATCTTACAATTTAGATCCTTACAAAGTTGATCAAATTTTTCCACGAGATTTTGTTCCTGAATTAATTTAATTACAAATTTAACCATTTCATTATTAGGATCATGTAAAGTTAGATTTCTTGAACAAATTGTGAATTTCCTAGATACTGAATCATATAATATAGTCATTGAACTACCATCTAATTTAATCGTACAATAAAAATCGTTTTCAATAATTTTCTTAAACACGTCAATATATGTTTTTATATTGATTTCATCAGTCTTTGGAATAATTCTTTCTAGAAAATTTCCAGGTCTTAAATTTAAAAATTCTGGTATTTCCATTGATATTGATTGTGATAATTGTGAGTGAGAATTAGTATAAGTCATTTCATCATTTGCTATCAATTGTTCATATGGTTTCGAATACTTCTTGATTGGCAAAGTCTCCAATGTTAAATTATATCTGGTCAAAGTATCTAATGATAATACAATACCATCAGAATAATATCCTTTGATTAAAATTGTCTGAACAAGATACCAACCATCTTTATCAATATCTACTTTCTTAATTTGTTCCTTCACTGATGAAAATATTTTATGTCTTGTATCAACTAATATATCATTATGGACAAATATAATTTCTTGACCAATATCAAACTTACCTTTTTCACATATAGTTTGATAACCATAAGTAAACACTAATACTAAATTCTCAATACCAATTTCATCAATTTTCAAAATTGATGAAATTTCAACCTGAGGATTTAATAATCTCTCTAATATTGTAGTTGATCTAATTGTAGATTTACCAGACATTTTTTATTCTTACCTGACAGTATAATGATGAGAATAAATTATTTTTTATTCAATTTTTTATCTAACTTTTTTATCTAACTTTTATTTACACTAACAAGTTATAGATCATTAAAAATTTCTCGGAAGGATTATAATCATTATGTGATAAATCTAATATTCCAAAAGATCAATTTAAATAAAATATAAAATTAGTTTCATATATAATCTAATGTTTAATATAATACAATTATTTTTATTTGTGATAATATATTAATTTAACTAGGTAATATTTTTATATAGTAATAATAAAAAAATTCATACATTATATATATATTAAATATGTTTTATATGTTTGATATTTTTTCAATTTTGAAAAAATGTATGGAATATGACGATAAAAGTGTTGAAAATGTTAAGGAAAGTGATAAAAATGTTGAAAGTGATGAAAGTAATGAAAATGTTGAAAGTGTTGAAAGTGATGAAAGTAATGAAAATGTTGAAAGTGTTGAAAGTGATGAAAGTGATGAAAGTGATGAAAGTAATGAAAATGTTGAAAGTGTTGAAAGTGTTGAAAGTGATGAAAATGTTGACAGCGATGAAAGTAATGAAAATGTTGTAAATAATGATGTAAGTGATAATGTAAGTGATTTAATCAATGTACAAACTACTTGTGAAGTTTCTACGATTACTAATTTTACTGAAAATTTAATAAAACAAATTAAAAATGAAATTATATTAATAAACATTACACTAATAGAAATAGCTTTAATAATTACAATTTTTAAAATATTTTTTTATCTATTTTCTTAAATATTATATTATATATTAATATATTATGAATGAGATAGAACAAAATAAAAATATTATTATAATTGCTAAAGAGTTTGGAGAAGATTTAGTTGAAGACGTTGAAGATATTGTTAATGAAGTTAAAGAAAATGTTGAATATGTTATTAATGAAGTTAAAGAAGATGTTGAATATATCGCAAAAGAGACAGGTGAAGCGATAGAAGATGTTGTTGATAATACTAGAACTGTAATTAATAACATAAAAAAAACAATAAATGATGTAAAAGAGAATATTCACACGATAAGTGTAGCAATAGAGAATACAAAAATAATAGTAAAAACAGTAGATGCAGACATAAAAATGATTTGCGAAGCAGTAAAAAGCATTAAAGAAATAGTTGATAAAATAGATAATAGGATTTTAATATTAGAAAAAAATACAAGTTCAATTATTTCATATGTATCAAATATATTTACAAATATATTTACAAATATTTATAATAATTTATGTCATTATTTTATTGGATCAAATAAAATAAATTATTTATTTCATATTTTTGGTAAATTTTTGTTAATTTTATTTGTTAAGTTAATTGGTTTAGTTTATTTATTTGGTTTATCTATTTGGTTTATTTATTTGGTTTATTTATTTGGTTTATTTATTTGATTTATTTATTTGATTTATTCGATTTATTTGATTTATTTGATTTATTTGATTTATTTGATTTATTTGATTTATTTGATTTAATTGATTTATTCGATTTTTTTAGACATCTTATCATAAAGATGATGAATATGTTTTTTTAACATCTAGAAGAGATATCTTTGTATTTTTTAACTATTTTTAAGTATTTTTAATTATTTTTAAAACTACCTAACAAATACATCCATTCATAATATATATATATATATATATATATATAATTATGAATTTTATACATAAATTTTTTTGTATGAATATTGATAAAAAAACGATTGAAGTAAATGAGACAAATCAACAAAAAAATAATAATATTAATAATGTAGTTAAAGATGTTGTAGATGTATTTATAGAAACTGGTGATGTAATCGAGGATGCAATCGAAGATGTTGCTGATGTATTTATAGAAACTGGTGATGTAATCGAGGATGCAATCGAAGATGTAGTTGATAATGTAGTTGATAAT